AAGCTTTCTAAATGAATTCGATATAAATTAACGCTGACTTGAAGAAAAGATTTTACAATAAGGTAGAAGCAGTGGTATGTTAAGTTTCAACTGTTTGTGGGTTAGTTCCCAAGCTAGCTAAACAAACAGGTGTAGTCATTATTGATTCGGGGAAAACGCGAACTTGTCTTGTGCAAGCGAATTAATATGATATATACATCTGCACTACAAGCCTTGTGATTGGGGCTTGTAACAGTTGAAATGCCACAGAGCGTAACGTCTATAAACAAGGACCAAAACTGACATGAGAGGATACAATAATGACCTTTGCACCCGGAAAAGAAAAACATTTCAAACAATGGAACAACAGAAAAGAGACAAAACTCTTGGGAATAAACAATCACAAACAACAAACGAAAGATCTGCTTCACAAACATTGAAACAGAGGGAAGTAGAGCTTATAGCAGAATTGAAAGCTCTACGACTACAAGGCGCACAAATGCGACGCGACTTGTTTAGAATATCTCAGAATGATGCATTGAACAGAGGACTTATGGAGCAGAAGAACGCCATATGCGCTATAATGTTAATTGACCAACATTACAACATGAAAAAGAAGAATCGTCGCGACACACCTCCCGGCACTCAAGTAACCTTCACTATCAGCCGTGACCCACTTTCGGAAGACCATAGACCATCATTCGACTGCAGAGTCTCAATCCGTATTAGAGGAATGGAGGGAGAGCAGTGGCAATCTGACACATGGAGCGCACCAACTAAAGTAGAGGCCAAGGAGTTAGCTGCCAACCACTTGCTCAGTATGTTGAGTAGTGAGCTTGATTTTGCTATGCCAAACGGCGGTTGGATCAAAGATTTGGTAGCTGAAGGAATCGAACCCAATCCCGGGCCAGTAACTCAAAACCGAGGAAGGACTTTCCGTGGGAGCGGAAATTCGAACTTTTCACTGGATACCACCCAACCACAAGACTTTAACACACTATACTTCTTTACAGAATCAGGCAGCGGTGGACAATCAGTATCTATCACGATTATAAAAACCTCGGGAGCTCAGGTGCTTAACATTGGCCCTAACGCGAGATTGGGACCAGTTACTTTCCCAGGCGGTGAGTCTGTCAACATAACTATGGAACAAGAGCCGCCAAACGCATCAATAACGTGGCGTGTCCACCAGTTTTGGGGCCGTCAACAATCCGATCCGGTCACAATTAGTCAGACTGTGGCGACAGTCGTGACCAACTCAGTTGATGCTCGACTAGTCAATCAGCCCATCCAAACTATAGTCGGAAATGTGGAACTGGATGTGAACGTAACAAACTCAAGCATCCCTATCAGCATTGACAGCGGCGACGGATTTAACGTCACTGTTATAAATGATGTCCCTCTCACGACCACAATATCTAGTGAAAGCCAGCCGCTTTGGGTTACCAGCATTAACCCCGGGCCCCAAGCGGAAGCAGACAGCAGCGTTAGCCACACTGACATCTTAAAAGATGGAGATGTTGAGGCAAACCCAGGTCCACAAGCGAACATAGAAGAGATTGAAGACTCTTTTTCATCTATGGTTGTGTCAGATGAGGCTAGAAGGACCGTCAAGGGGAACACTGATGTTATCTCACTAGAACTCACCTCTCCAGAAATTCTGGCATTACTCGAGCCACAACCACAGTCATTCGAACAAGCATCTCCTGTAGAAGAGTTGGATAGACAGAGCTACAAAATAGACCATCTTTCCAAGTTGGCTAGGATGGAAGGTAGGATAGGCGAGTACTTCACATATGCTTGCTATATATTGGAGATCCCTGTCACGAACTATTATTCTAAGCTTGACAACGAGATCTTGGAAGCTGAGGCAGAATATACCAAAGTAGGCGACAAACCAAAGTCACAGCCCAAACCGCAAACAGTTATGCAACAACCCGCCCCAATCCAACAACGAAAAGAAAGGAAGACGGAAGTCAATATTGACCCAGCAGAACAAA